GAGGCATCTATGCTTGCGGCAAGTGGTAGTTCGGAAGCTGCTGCAAAAGATATGATGTTCATAAATGGAATAGTTGATGAAATGGGTCTTAGTTTGAAAGATACTACAGACGCTTTCGTTAAGTTTAAATTTGCATCAAAAGGAAAAATTTCCCAAACGGAACAAGAGGACTTATTCACAGGATTGAGTATGTTCGGGACAGCATTGAAGGTAGATGATGAAAGCATGAAGCGAAGTCAGAAAGCCTTGATCCAGATAGACGATTATTGTCTGGCTGCTTAGTAATAAGCATGAACAAATTGTGTGAATTCGGTGGAACTCTCTTGTAGATTATGCCGAGCCAAGGGTTAGAAGTAATTCTTTCCAAGGTGTAACGACCAAGATAAACGAACCTTAAAGGTTTATGAAATCTGTACACTCAAGTGAGTGGAAGCGCACAACCCCAAACAGGTAAGGCTGAGGGTGAAGATATGGTCTCAACTTCTATAGCGATATAGAGCTGCAATAAGGATTTGCGGGGCAAGAGGTAACGTACTTGTTCGAAGGTATTGGATGTCAAAAGGGAAAGTAATGGCAGAAGAGTTATGTTATTGTTTTTAAACAAGTTTTTTGACTCTTTTTAGTGGAAACACTAATGGTAAAATTCCTCTAATTGCGGGGATATGTTGTTAGGTATTGACTACCGCCAGTATTAGTGATAATATAAGGCACATAGAAGTAACTTTTTATGGTAAGGTAATAACGTCAATAATAGACACAATCCGCAACTAAGACTCTAGGGGAGATAATTAATGAGATTACAAGTAAAGAACTACGATGAATTTATTAAAGTCGCAGACCAATATATAGATGATGAATTAGTAAGACAATGTAAGTACTACCCTAATTATGGTGTAACAGAGTCTGGTAAAGTTTACAGGTTAGATAAGAAGACTCAGCTAACCCCTAACTTAAGGGGTGTACCTGAGTACTGGTATGTCCGCACTAGTCACGGTAATAAGGCTCAAAATGTCAGATTGCACAGACTCATAGCACAAGCTTGGTTACCTAATGATGACCCCGAAAGTAAAGATACGGTTAACCATATAGACGGGGATAAGCTTAACAACCACATTAGTAACTTAGAATGGACTACTTTAGCTAAAAATAATCAACACGGTTGTACTCTGGAAGGTAACTTTGGTGATAGCCTATATAACGCATCTTTTACAGAAGAGTTGGTACATACTCTGTGTATAAGATTAATGGGTGGTGACAAACCTACTGATTTAGCAGAAGAGTTTAATACATCTAGGGATGCAATAAATAAATTAAAAACAGGAAGTACCTATTTTCACATAAGAAAGTTGTACGATATCCCTCACAAGTTTAAACAAGATTTTTCTTTTGAAACAGTGAATTTTGTTTGTGAGGGTATCAACAAGGGTGTTTCCGATATAAATATTGCTAAGCAATGCCCTGACGATAATATGAAAGTCATCGAAGTAAAGAGAATCAGACATAAGATAAGATTCAAAGAAATCTCAGATAAATTTTTCTAGAGTAAAGCTCAACGACTAGTAAGTCCTGTGACAAGGCATACCGCACAAGCGATTGGTGTGGGAAATGGGGAACCCCAAACAGGTAACGCTGAGGGTGAAGATATAGTCTATTCTTACAGGGAGACCTGTAGATGCACGTAAAGGTGCTGGCAACTTAGTAGCGTAAGTTGTTGAATAATATAAGAAAAAATCAGCTAGGCGACTCATTACCTAAATAACACTGGGTACTCATTGCGAAATCAATGATGAAGAAACCTCTTTAACTGCTGGAAACCCAAGTTAAGTATTAAGTAGGATATTACACAGAAATGTAGTAACGCCCCCTAAAAATCTTAATAATATTGGCAATCAGCATCGAAGCTTCTTTAAAAGAGAAGAACGATCAACGGTCATCGAAACCACACCTTTTGGTGGAAGGGAGTAGAGTAGGTTAGCAAGTTAATGGCTAATCGAAACGGGAGGATGCTAAACAGGTGATGCTGTAGTATAAGATATGATCTACCCACACTGAGAAGTGTGTAAGTTATTGTTTGGTTGAAGGCAATAATTGGCAACTTAGTTACGTAAGTTGTTGAATGTACAAGGGTGCTGTACAATTATTCAGCAGAGCATTGAATGTTTCAGAAGCCGAATTATTCAAAATGATGGAACAAGGTCAACTTGTTTCAGCAGAAGTATTACCAAAAGTAGCTAAAGAATTTAAAAAGTCTGCTACCGAAGGTGGAGCATACGAACTAGCCTTAAAAGGTTTACGTGTTACAGAAGGACAATTTGCAACAAGTGTACAACGTTCTGCTAAAACCATCTTCAACTCAGGATTTGAAAAAGGATTATCTGAACTTTATGGAACATTATCCGAAATATTCAAGGATAATGAAGAAGCCTTAGCTAAATTAGGTGCCACTTTTGGAAGAGTTTTCAAAGGTATCGCACACATCCTAAGAGTTATTGAACCCTTACTAGCAGCCGTTGTGTCAAACTTAGAACTCCTCACAGGAGGTTTCATGTTGGCAAGCTTATCTAGGTTAACGGTAGCCTTTGGGGGGTTGGGTCTTGCCATTAGAACCGCTTTCTTACCTATAACAGCAGCAGTTGCAGGATTGGAAGAGATTTCCTCTTTATTCAGTGATAAACTTGTTGGTAATATAGAATTAGCTATGGGTGAACAGCTGAACATAAAGAATATGACTCAATCTAAACTTTACCGTAAAGATGGTAACCTTATGAGTGAACAATCTAGACCTATGGACTTAGGGATACTACGCGATGTTGTAAAATTAAGTCATTTAGGTTGGGAATATTCTCCTCCAGCTTACTTAGCTAAAACGTTCTTCGGTTCTGACACACCAAAAGCACAACCCGCAGCAAATGTCACTCAATACATCCAAATAGATGCACCTAGTGAAGATGTTGCAGTGGATGTCCTAAATGGTATAACCAATGCAGCAAGAGGAAGATAATTTAAAATGGCAGTAACTAAGTTCTACATAACTAGACAAGATACTGACGAAGCTTATGAACTATCGGCAACTACAGAGGTCTCAATCAGCAGACCTCTTATTGCTACAAATAGACGAGTTGAATCAGGTAAATCACTCACAGATAATTCCTATTTAGAAAACGCAACGGTTAACTTTACAGGAATAATCACTAATATAAAAAACACTTCTGGTTCAGGAGATACGGATCAATTTATAAAAGAGATAGAAGGTTTGCGGTCAGAAGTACCTCCTGTTCTAGTTGATGTATTTGCAGAAAACCAATCCGTGTTGAATTGTCAGATCACCACTTTTGATATAAGTAAAACTTCCTCAGAAGGTGTTGGTGGTTGGCGAGTTAATTTCACTTTTAAAGAGATTCAATTCACCAATAGAGCTACTGTTGTTGCAGTACCTGAACCACTTCCTGCATTGAAATCCGATGTTGATACCCAACGAACACAATCTAACAGTACTTTGCAACAAGGCGACTTTGAGGTGAGTAGGACAGGCACTTCCTTCTTAGTTGATAGTGTTGTTGATTATGAATTGGACGAAGTTAACAGTAAACCTTCAATTAAATCCGTCATTGGACAAACCACTACAGGAGGATAACAATGGCAACAGCAAATTTTCAACCGCTAGTTATCCGTGTTGACGATTTAGATTCTCAGCAACAAAGGGTTACTTTGAACGGGGTTACATTCTTCGTTCAATTCTCATTTTCCACAGCTTATACAAGAGATAATTGGATAATTGATATCCTCGATGTTAACAAAGATAATCTCCTAGTAGGAAGAAGACTTACATCTACTACGAATATGTCTAATATTTCATTGGAACTCACTGAACAAATAGGAGGTAGTCTTTTTTGTGTAAACACAACAGGAACAAGAACCCCTATGAACAGAGATAATTTTGGGACAACAAAGGCATATCAAATTTGGTATGTAAGTGATGCGGAGGTGGAAAGTGCCACTTCTTAAAAGGAAATACTCCCTTGTGATAGGAGAGCCTCCTGTCACTACCATTACCTCTAAAGTAGTTACTGAGGAGGAAGTAATAGGTAATCTCCTTATCCCAAATGAACAAGATTATTTAACAGTTACTAAGAATGCGGTTGAAATAACAGAAAGTGATCTGCAAGCAAGAGTTGGATCTAAAGCCAACGGTTCCTCAGGTACTACCACTTTAAAACTATACAACCTGTCCTCAGAAACCCTAGATATTGTAGAAAAGGTTAATAACTATGTTATCTTAAAAGCAGGATATTACTCTGACGAAGAAATAGGGATTGTTTTTTCAGGACAAGTTAAATCTTTTACCACTAAAACAGAAGGACAAGATACTGTTACAGAATTAGTGTGTGGTGAAGGTTATATCCCTAACAATTCCTTGAGAGTGGTTAAATCCTTCCCTGAAAAGACGACTGCCGATAAAGTGTTGAGATACATTATAGCAAGATATCAGGAATCTGGTGTCCCACTGGGGCAATATACAGCTCAAGTGTCGGACAATGAAATTGTAGACTATGTGCAATTGAAACGTCCACCAGAAACCGTTTTTGAAATGGGTTATTCTTTAAATGGATTTCTTATTAACGAGTTAAAACGTATTTGTAAAAGTATAGGTTATGTACATTACATTGTAAACGGAAGATTATTTATTCACCCTGCATCATTTACTAAAGTTGTAGAAAGGTATCAAGTTACTACAGATAGTATTTACTTTGTGAGGAAGCAATCCAGCAGTACAGGAACCACCAATAGTAAAGTGGATGTAGGTATTGATATAAGTGTCCCTCTGGACTCAAGATTCAATGTTGACAAGCAGATAGAAGTGTTGGATGGAGTATACAAAGGTGTGTATAAGATCCTCTCTTGTAGTCACAATATAAACTACCGTCAAGGTGTTTATGACACAAGTATGTCCTGCAAGCAGATAGATGCATAATATTTAAAAACATGTTATAATAGTTTTATAGATTAGTAAAGGAGTTTTTATGTCCAATAATAACAACGCTCCTACCCTTCCAGAAATCATAGAAGAAAAGATAGCCTTTGATAGAGAAGACCTTTCCACAGCAATACCATGTACTGTAGTTTCTTATGATAACGTAAATCAAACTATTGTAGCTCGTCCTGTTATGTATGATATGGACAAAGATGGTGTTACCCGTAGACAAGCTGATATATTTAGTGTGCCAGTGATGTTTCCTTCTAGTGGTGGTGGTAGTTTAACGTTCCCTGTGAACAAAGGTGATAGCTGTTTGGTTATCTTTTCTCAACGTGCATTTGATACGTGGTGGGTGAGTGGGAAATTGCCCTCCCAACCCTCTACACAACGTTTCCACGATTATAATGATGCAATAGCTATCCTAGGATTAAAAAGTAAAAGTAACTCCTTGGAGGCTTCCACAGAGAACGTAGAGTTACGCTATGAAGATGAGAATGGTAGTTTAATTAACAAAATTACAATGTCGCCTGATGGAGATGTTGTAATAGAGAACGACAAGAATACAAAGATTCAGTTGCTCGATGGTAAAATAAGATTAGAAAATGGTACAGAAGAATTAGTCTCAGTTTTAAGTGAACTGACTCAGATTGTAGCAGATAATCTTACAGCAACTATTTATGGAACAAGCCCTATGGGAGCAAAGACCCAACTTATAGCATTGAAAGCTAGATTGGATACTTTGAAAGATTAATACTAGGAGATACGATGGCACAATCATTGACAGATTTTGTTGCAAATTTAAAGAGAATAACAGAGTTAGATGTTAGTGACGGTAATAACCCGAATGACGAAATGTTTACAATTATGGCATCTTCTATCAGTGATTATGTTGAAGCAGGTGATCAAACAGATGAAATTATTAAGATAATAGAAAATAACCAAGAAGAAGTTATTAATATTATTGGCGGTATAAATTCAGAAGTTGACGACCTAAGAGAAGAAACTAACAACGCAATAGATGATATTCTTGCAATGAGAGATTTTATTGATGGAGAGTTTAAACCTCAGTTAAATTTAGAGGTTCTTAGCCGTAAAGAGTCAGATCGCGCATTATTCGACACAGCAGCATCTTTAGCTGAATTTAGAAGAAAGACTTCTGAGTTTGAAAATGATATCACTAATGCGGTTTTTGAGGTTAATCCTGAAAATGGTACAATCAACCTAAAAGCTTACTCTTACACAGATACTCAATTCACCCAAGCAGGTATTTTGATTAATGGTGTAGATGCGAAGGTTAGTATTAATGCTGGAAAGATTGTAGATTTAGGTAATTCTGTTCAAGATGCAAATTCAAGTATAGAAGTGCTTGCAGGTCAGGTGGAGATTAAAGCAAGCTACACAGAGATGACAGAATATGTAAGCGGTGCTCTTGATGCAGTTATCCCAGCTTACTCTTTTGGATTTTTCAACTCATCAGAAGGTTGGTCTGCGGTAAATGGTGCTATCACTCAAGGTAATAGTAAGATACTTACTACATGGGGTGATATTGAAAATCAAACACTTTCTTATTCGGCAGATGATAATCCCGTAATAACACTAACAGTAGCTAGAACAAGTGGTGTTGGTTACACTGGGGATTTAATTGTATTCTTTGATGATAACTCTGCTGAAACTTATACTGGTGTTATAGAAGACATACCCTTAGACGGAACAAGTGTTAAAATTTTAAATTTAGCAGAAGAAGCTTCTTACACAGGAACAGTAACAGGTTTAAGATTAATCCTTGGTGGATCTGTATCTGATGAATTCGAAATACAAAGTATTACAATAGGTAAGCCTTCTGCACAATTAGAAGCCCTTGATGGTATTACAGCACAAGTTAACCAATTAGGTATAGATGTAAACGCTATTGAAGGTCAGCTTACTAGCTTTGTAACAACAACTTTTTACGATGAAAACTCGGTAACACTTAACAACGTAACCCAAGTGTTAGATGGTGAGGAAGCTATAATATCTTTGAAGGCTACCCAGAATGTACTAAACGAGCAAGGAACTATTGGTAAAGCTAATACTGCAAGCTTTTGGGTAGATGCAGCAGAGGCCAACATAACAACCACCCTCACTAGCTTCAACGCGCAAGAGGGGGGGATTGATGATCAGTTAGAAGGTCTTAATGGAAGTATTAACACTATCAACCAAGAACTTAGTACTATTGACGGTGCAAGTATTCGTACACAATTGTTAAGTATTAACCGTCTTCAAATAGAAAGTGGTGATTTAGAAGAAGCTCAATTTTACACTGAATTAAAACTCCTTGATCAACGTAACAGAGACTTGACTTTAGGAGATTCTATTGCTACAATAGATACACAGACTAAAACTCTTGCAAACGATTCTCAAGCACTTGCACAACAGATAACAGAACTTTCTGCATCTATTGGTACTATAGAAGGTCAAGTGGATGCCAATGCAACTTTTATACTAAATACTGACGCAAAAGCAGATGGAACAGCCCAATCATTAGCTGCACTTGAGACAGAAGTGGTTAACACTCAAGGTGAAGTATCTGATGCACAATTATTATTAGATTCTACTGTTGATGAGCTAGGTGTTGTGTCAAGTAGAGCATACCTTGGTGTAAGTAACACTGTAGATGGAAAAACCATAGTCACAGGTATTACCGCTGACTCATCTACAAATGGATTACGGTTTCAAGGTGATGTGGTTCAGTTTGATGACTCCGCTGGAAACCCTGCCTTACAGTATAGAGCGGATTTGAACAAGTGGGTATTTACGGGAAATGTTGTTGTAGGCGGATACACTGTTGAGTCGGAAGATGATATACGTGCTTTAGATGGAGATACTATCTATGAGGTTTATCAATATTCTGTAGATGGGTCAACAAACTGGCACGATGATTATACTACTGGAGATATATTCAGACGCACAGCTACAGTTACCAATGGTGTGAGAAGTTCATGGAGAGATCTTTCAAGGATAACAGGCGCAACTCCTGAAATAATTAACAACCCAGATGGTTCATACACAATCACAAATGGTACAGAGACTGCAACTATCTTTGATGGAGAGGATGCACCTATACCTACTGCTACTGATAATGGTGATGGTACATATACAATCACAGATGGCGCAGGAAATAGTGTAACAGTATCTAACGGGGAAAAGGGATACACACCTATCAAAGGTATAGATTACTTTGATGGCCTAGATGGTTCTTTTGTAAGTAACGTTTACAAAACATCTTCTACAGGAACACCACCTTTACCGACAGGTGGTACATTCAATGGAACAACAGAGACATTCCCTAGTGGTTGGCGAGATACCCCTTATTTTGCAGAAGGTGCAATCACTTATATTTCAACAACAAAATATTCACAACAAAGCAATGGAAGTTGGGTGAAAAGTGGATGGTCTGCTCCTGCTGAATATATTATAAAAGGTGACGAAGGTCCACAGGGTGTAGCGGGACAGGATGGTGAAGATGGTACAACTTACTATACTTGGATACGCTATGCTGATACATCTAGTGGAGGTGGCATAAGTAACTCTCCAACCAATAAAGAATACATTGGTTTTGCATATAATCAGGCAAGTCCTATAGAACTTAACGATCCTAACTTGTACACTTGGTCACTTATCAAAGGTACTGATGGCGTGAAGGGTGATACAGGTGAAGATGGTACAACTTACTACACTTGGATAGCTTACTCAGACTTTGCAGATGGTACTGATTTATACCAAGAGCCTAATGAGAATACTTTATATATAGGTATCGCACCTAATAGGCTAACTCCTACAGAATCTGATGTAAAGGGGGATTATACTTGGTCGAGATTTAAAGGGGATGATGGTGAAGCGGGTAAAGATGCCGAAAGTATAGTGGCAACACTTAACTATGACTTCACAAATGGACTTTCAGGTTGGGACCTTGTTGATATGACTTGGGAACAAAAAGCCACGTATATTGAGTTAACGACACAGGATAGTACCACTCAGATAATTCGGGGGGGTTTATCAGTAGATGGCTCAAAAGATAGTATAATATCAATGAGGGTCAGGAATAAAGGGGAAACGTTTTCAACAAATGCCCAAATATTCTATGTTACAAGTTCTCACGGATGGCAAGAAGCATATAAAAAGCTGATCTCTCCAGTAACTCTTCCTCAAAATGAGTGGGTAACTATTAATTTTGATATGAGAGAGTTAACAAACGGAGGAGATGACTGGATCACAAGCACTATAAGTGGTCTACGTATCGACTTTCCAAGAGGTCGGGGTATACGGACGTTTGACTTAGACTACATAGCAGTTGGTAGAGTTGGTGCAGCCGAGGATGGTGCAACAGGAGCAGGATTTTACGGATCCACATACACAGCTATCTCATGGACAACATCAACAGCTAACAGCCTCTTTAGTGCCCTAGTAGGTCGCGACCCTGTTAGTGGAGACATCTTCACTCAGACAAGAGTTGATGGTACTGACTCTCAAGCTAGGCAGTTTAATGGCTCTTCTTGGGTAACTGTAGCCTTGCAAGTTAATGGCTCTATTGTCGCTAAAGGCACTGTTGCTGGTGATAGGCTTATAGCTGGTACTGAGATTAGTGCGCCTGTGATCAAAGGTGCAAAGATAGAAAGTGTTGGCACATCATATATGAAGGTGATAAGTGGAGAGCCATTTGGACCTGATAACCTTATAGAGTGGTATGGATTAAAAGCAGGTAATATTTCAGGAAACAATCCTATCTATGCAAACCTGAGAAAGAACAATGCAATCACTTATGTAGATGATGAGGGTAGTCCATACTTTGGTGGTGTCTTTAAAGCAGGTGTTCTTGAGAATTCAGGAAGTACATCTCTTAAAACACAAACTCCTGAGAGGGAAGTATCTTTCACTAGTAACGGAGGTCCACTAAATGTTGCCGTTAGTTTTTCTTTCTCATCTAGTTTTGTTGGTCCAACTTCTGGTGATCCTTCCTCTGTAGTGTGTCCAGTTACACCCACAATGAATGTTGTAACAGGTACAGTTTTCTTAGAAAATTGGAATGGCTCTTCATGGGTTATTCTGACACAACAACCCATCACAGGCTCTTACAACTGTACTGATGGGGAGTACAATGGTGAAACAGGGGGTGCAGCAAACCAAGCCTACTTCTCATCTACTAACAGTTCTTCTGTATTTACATTTACAGATACAACTGGAGGGACGAATCGTACATTAAGAGTAAGAGCGGTATTGCAGGACTGGTTCTTTAGTAATAACTCTTCTCAAATACTATCAATAGTCTCATCGGAGTAAATATGATAAGAAATACTGTATCAATCACACACTTATTAATGCTAATTATAGGTTGTGGAGACGCTTCTGATAAAGTTGCAAAAGAAATGGACAGAACAGGAGAAGAATTAAGTGTGACTGTATCTGTGGTCAATGACTCTTCAGAGATGAAGGCTGAAGCTTGGAATTATGAAGAAGGCATCCAAGGTCAGGCACTCTACTCCCCCGATGATAATAAGTGTGAGATAGTCACATATAAGCCTCAAAGATTGGATGATGAAGCAACACTTACATTAGGCCATGAATTAATGCACTGCCTTTACGGTAACTATCACAAATAACGACACAACACAGGGACGTGTTATAATCAAACAAACACTACAGGAGAATATAAAATATGTGGTACACAGCAACAAGCGCCAGCGTTACAAATGGTGCAACAGTTGTCGCAATTACAACGGGCGATGACATTTCCATTATCCAAGAAGATAGCGGACTAATATTTGAGGGTGAAAGCCCTGTACAAGTTAAGCGTGGTTACATTGACGGAAGTGGGGAGAAGTTCATCCAACTCCAGAGCCCGTGGCCTTACACAAGTAAAACTAACCAACCTCTAGTATCTTTTCCTACAGATGCAAGTTTTGCCGAAGCTACAGCTGAGCTCAGACGAGTCATCGATACACTATCAGTGGCGAGCACTACTGAGGCACAAGCAGGAACTGATGATGAAAAGATAATGACTCCACTAAAAGTTAAGCAAGTCATTGATACTCGCTCAGCTAGTAATTTAGTTGATGCTGATATATTGCAGTCAGAGGGTACAGCAACTGATAAACTGATGAGTCAGAATGCTGTCACAGAGGCGATACAGCAGGCGGTGGCAGCAGCTAACTCCAATCTGAGCTACTCATCTACCGTGTGGGATAGCGTGTCAGATACAACGGAGGGAGAGGGTATCACGACTGGCGTTACTGAGATTCACAAAAACATGAAGCGCTGTTTGCTGTTAGACAACGGCACTGTAAATTACTACCTAAACCCTAATGATTCTACTTTAAAAGCCAACGGTGGAGCATCGAATTTAACAGGTGCAGATGGACAGGTAATGGTAGAAATACCAAAATGTTACGTTAAGGTACAAAAAGTAGGTAATGATGTAACATGGTCAGTTAGCTCAGAGTCGCGCCTCGGTTATGTGCTACATCCTGCATTTACTAAAGATGGTACATTGCAATATGATAATAAACTTGACATGTGGTATTACGTTGGAGTTACTCAAGAGCTGGATTATATTTATGTAGGTGTATATCAAGCGAGTGTTTTTGATGTCTCAGCAAGTGCATATATTGACGGGCTAAACTCTGATAACAACACAGGCAGGGTGGATACGGTTGCAGATAAGTTATCAAGTGTGAGCGGCAAATATCCGATGGTGGGACTAACACGGGCAGAGTTTAGAAGCATTGCAAATAACCGTGGTGCAGGGTGGGGTGAGATAGATTTCTGGACTCACTCGTTATTACAGTTACTATACACAACAGAATATCGCAATCTTAATAGTCAAGCTGCTCTAGCGCAAGGTGTTGTAAGTATGTCAGGTGGATATCCTCCTAGCTCAAATATACAGGTAGACTCACCACACTCAAACGCTGGAAAGTCAAACTCAATCGGTAACCAATCGGGGGGCGTTGAAAGTACAGTACGAGATGTTCCGTGGATGAGCTACAGAGGTGTTGAGAATTTCTGGGGTAATTGTTGGGTGTGGATAGATGGTGTGAACATTCTTGACCAAGTATACTATATTAACAATACAGGCACATTCGCAGACAATACAGCAGCCAATGGATACTTACAACTAGGTACACAATCTTCAACTGACAATGGATATATTCGTAATGTTCAGAATAATACTTTAGGTTTTATTCCAGAAAGTGTCGCAGGGGGTTCTAGCAATATAGCTTTCTCAGACTATTATTATCAATCCACAGGTTATCGTGTAATGGCAGGGGGCGGTCGTGCGAGTTATGGGGCGCTTGCGGGTGCGTTCTTTCTGTCTGCGAATGCTTCGTCGGGTACTCGTTATCGTGGTTTTGGTGGGCGGGTTGTCTACAAATAAGAGATTAATTGTAAATAGTTTAAAATAAAGATAGACAAATTTAAAATAATGTATATACTTTGAAAAAGGTGCTTAAGACAAGAGCCAAGGCAGTAATGCGAATAATGGGACGAATGCAGGTACGTTCATTCTGAATGCGAATAATTCGTCAGGTAATCGTAATCGTAATATTGGTAGGCAGGTTGTAGTAAAATATCCACACCTATGAAAAGTTAAGTGTGGGTTCAAAACGTCTTAAGTATCTCTTCCAGAGTGAGTGGCTTAATAAACACTCGCTTGGACAAACACAAAGTCCACAAGAGGTTAGTATTGTGATTTTACCGAGAAACCCTTGGACTATTTATTACAAAGTATAACTTATTTTAAGGAGATATTAAAGGGTGAAAAGACTAGGAAAAGGATTGTTCGAAGAAATCATTAGCAAAGATAATCTAGAAATAGCACATGCAAATGCAAGCAGAGGCAAAAGTCATTATAAGGAGGTGATGAGGGTTGAAGAAAATAAGTCAACACTCCTTAGAAAGCTGAGGCGATCTCTGCTGCAAGGTAATTTCCAAACCAGTAATTACAAGGTTCAAGAGAGGATTGAAGGAGGTAAGCTAAGGACAATATATGTACTTCCTTATTATCCTGATAGAATACTGCAACATGCTATCCTTCAAAAGGTAGAGACATTTATGATCAACTCTCTGATAAGAGACACCTTTCAATCTTTAAAAGGAAGAGGTACATCTGATGCTAGAAAAAGAGTTCAGGGATTCATAAAAGATAAGAAACCTACACACTATCTGCAAATAGATATAAAGAAGTATTATCCTTCTGTATCTAATGAGATTCTGAAAGAAGTGATAGAGGGTTATATTAAGTGTAAGAAAACTAATAGCCTTATCTTCAACATCATAGACTCTTGTGAAGGCATACCTATTGGGAATTATACATCTCAAATATTCGGAAATATTTACCTTTCTGAATTTGACTGGTTTGTAAAGCAACAGTTGAAAGTGAAAGGTTACTATAGATATTGTGATGATCTCATCTTCTTCGGCAATTCCTCTACGGAGTTGCACGAGATAAAGAAAGCGGTGGAAGATGAGTTATCCAAAATACACTTAACGATAAAACCCTGTTGGACAGTCTCTAAACTCACAAAAGGGTTAGACTTTATAGGTTATCAATTTTACCCAGAAGGGATAAAGCTAAGAAAGTCTATCTACAAATCTTCGAAAGAAGCTCTTCTTAATAACAAAACTGAGTCAATACCTGCATACTTTGGATGGGTGTTGCCTCTAAAAGATAGCACAATAAAAAGGAGATATTGCAATGCAATCCGCAACCAAAAGAAATAAGTTTGAAATGATGGGACAGTATGTCTTAATCTGCTTCAATGAGCAAGAAATATTACCAACAGAAGAAGATGGTGAAACTCAATATCAATACGACTCTGCAAAAGTGCCTTTACTTGCTAAGCGCTGTGATGTTATTCAATCTTTAATCAAGATTAAATATCCTGACTTAGATAGCGAGTTTGCAGCACGAATAAATGGTGGTGATGAGCAAGAGCAACATGGGGCTTGGAGGGTAACTGCCAAGGCGGTTGCTGATGCGTTTGAAGTTTATGTCAAAGATTCACTTTCATGAAATATAAACAATTTAAAGTGGTTGAAGCGAAAGGTTTCTTGCTTT